CCCAAAGCAGGACCAGGTAAACCACAAGCACTATGGAAAGCTTCGTCGACTTCATAGAACTCCGTATCCTTGTACTTAGTTTTTGTAGAATATTTGTTTTTGATTGCATCAAGAGAAAATTCTTTTTTCTTTATTGCCATAAGTTTATATGCGTTTAAATTGTTTGTATTGAAAATAACAAAGGATGGACACTTTGTCTATGAGAGTGTCCATCCTTTTATAAATTAGAATGGTAAATCACCATCGGGTTCCGCGTCTGCCTGTGGGTCAACATATGACGCTCCACCGATAACTTCTTCACCTTCAGAACTATCACCATAAACATATTTACCCAATTCAGATGACCATCTTGGAGTTTCTCCACGAGCAATTGCTTCCAAATACTCAACAGGTTTTTTAGAGTAAACATCCGCCCAAGTAAGTGGGTCTTCTACCCAAGACTTAGCAGTTTCAGCATCTGTGTGAACAGGTGATGGGTCATCGTGCATTACAGTCTGAATAACTGTGTAAGTCGCACCTTTTGGAGTCTTAGCCTTAGCCAACTCGATGATTAAATCACGACCATTTACAGGGTCGGTAATATCACCTTTAGCTTTCCAAATTGGAATGATTTTGTCTAAGATACCTTCGTTCTTGTAATTGTGTTTGAAACGCCAGAATTTAACTCCGTCCGCTTCGTTATCACGGTCAATTACTTTAACGATATAGAATTTACGAGGTTTGTAAGCCTTTGCAAGTTCTTTATCAGATTCTTTCCCTGTTGACATCAACTCATCGTGGATTTCTGTCAAAGGTGAACGTTCATTGTCATTTTTTCCAGGGTCATAGATTTTATTCCATTTACCTTCAACTTGAACTTCATGATACCAAACTTCTTTGAAGGGTGATGACCCGTCGGGAGTTGGTAAAATACGAAGTCTTTTTTGACCTGATGTTTCGTTTTGCGTAAGAATCGCCGCAAAATACTTTTTCATTCTGTCTTCTTGAGACATTTTGTTTGCGGAACTTGTTCCACCTTTCGCTTTTTCATACTGAGCGAGTACAGCATCTAAGGAATTTGTCGCCATGTTATATATAAATTAATAGTTAATAAACAAATGTAAGTGTGTCAGCCGTAAATGTCAAATACCTTTTTAGTATTTAATTTCTTTGAAATCGTCTTCGTCAGTATAAGTGTCAAAAGTTCTTTTAATTTCATCAGGTGAATAATCTTCAACTTCATCAGTTGTTAAAATATATTCATTCTTTCCTGATTTTTCCAAATCTTCTTCTTTATCAGCAAAGAAATCTGTAAGTTTTTGATTGAATGGTCCTGAGTCCAAACTTCTAAGTTCTAATTTTTCTTGTGGAGTCTTTTCTCTATATTTTTCAATCTTACTTTCAATTGAATTTAGTTTTTCAATTACAGAGTTCATATCTTGTAATTTAGATTCCAAGTTACCTAATTGATTGAATAAATTTTGAAAGTATTCTTCTTGTTTTGTTTCTATATTTTTTTGAGCTGATACTAAATCAGTAATTTCTAACTCTTCACCTTCTTCAGATGAAATATCTTCTCCTGTGTCCGATATCTTTTCAACATCAGGGTCATTTTCAATATCTACGGGTTGTGGTTCTGCAGCAGTGTCTGATGGTGGAGGTGTAGCCCCTGCGTCAGCTGGTGGTAATGCCGCTGGGTCATCAGTTGGTTCTGCGGGTGGTGGAGGTAACTCACCGGTCTCTTGTTCAAAAATATAATTATTTATTTTATTATATTTTCTTAATTCCTCTAATATTGCTTGTGAAGTCTGACTCATCTTATCCGTTTAATAATTGCTTTATACCTGTTGTTGTTTCAACTTTGATTTTTTTATTTGTCATATAAGTGTTATCCACTCTTTCAATAAGACCGTCTTTCATTCTTACAGTGTAACAATCACCAGTATCCAAATCACATACTTCTTTAAATCCGTGTCCGGCATCTCTTTCAGTGATATTGGCTCTTTTACCTAAGTAATTTTCTAATAATGTTTTTACGTCCATAGTTTTTTTATTATAAATATATCGTTAATTAAATAAATTACAATTTAAGCGTTATACACGTAACGTAAGACTTAGCAATCTTACCCAATAACTGACTATAATAACTTGGATTAGTATTTTTATAATTATCATATATTGTTGGGGTTGCAGTTACTTTATCAACAGGATAACTTTCAATGTAATATTGAGCAAACTGAGTAATAAAATCATTTTTATTAACACTATTAATTTTTCTAAGAATTAAAGATTGATATTTTACATTCAAGAAATTAATAAAATTATTAAAATCTTTAAATGACGCATACGCCTCAGACACATTATTAAGACTTAAACAAATATATTTTGGATTTAAGTAATCTGTTAATGTACCTGAAATTGGTGGTTTTTTCATTGGTATACTTCCATAGTTATTATCATAACCTTTAAAATTATTTACCGCAACTTCTGACTCAATATACATTATCGTAAATAAAGCATATCTTAAAATTTGATTATCAGTAACACCTGTTAAAGCATTATATGTGTCAATAAATGAAACTTTTGTTGGTGCCGGAGTATCTCCATAGAAAGTAATAAAGTCAGTTGCGGAACAAGCATTAATTGGACTTGCCGCCTTAGTATTTGAAATATTTTTTGAAATGTTATTTTGAATTTGATTAACATTTGTTGCGGGAGCCTGTTGTGCAGTTTCTTTATTTCCAGTCTTTCTAACTTGGGTTAAGAATTTTTGTCTAACACTTTGTAAATAACTATCATTTGTTGGTAACTCAGCAATTCTCTGTCTTGTACCTGAGAATGATGTTTTAAAATTATTAGGAGTAATGACATGAGTAACACTTGTAATCCAATATGGACCTTCGAACATTGGGACATTTCTCAAAACAAAATACATTGATGGTTGTATCATTGCATTTCCTAAACACTCAACTTTTGCTTGGTAAGACCTAGTTTTGTAAATATTAAATAAACTTACATTTTGAGTACTTGATTTAACATTGTTTGTTACATTTCTCAACTCATATTCCGCTTGAATTGACTCGGAAGTTGCCTTACCTAAATCTTGCGAAACTTCTAACCCATTAAACACTGATTGAGTTTGAATTCCATAATCCACAGAAAATCCTACGACTCTATTTGAAATTCCGTAATCAACTTTATTTGTTGGATTTTCATTTAATGGTGTTTGTCCGTTAAAATTCCAAGTGTCATCTTTATAAGCCGTTTTACTTTGTGGAACTGCCGTATTTTGAGAAGGAACTTCTGAGTAAAAACAAACTAATTTATTTCTAGAATCTAAATAATCCACTTCACTATATGTACCAAATAACGAGTTTGCAAAATTAGTGTCAGGATTTATATTTGGAGTATCGGAACCTGTTGGTGTTGGCACACCATAAAAATTAATGTAAGACGGTATATTAAAAATTACAAAATTATTTGATTGTATAATTGATTTAATAACTGTTTCGACACTTGCCTTTGCACCATTTTTAATCCAATTTTTAATAGGTTTTATATCTACCAAAATATTATTACCCACATCTCTATTTCCTCTATCTAAAAATAATACATCTTGGAATAATGTATTTTTTTGATAGTCATTACCAGCAATCCATTTATCGTTAATCGCCTTAAATCTGTCATAAGTTTCAACAGGAGTTACCTCACCAATAATACTAGAATCGGTTGATTTTTTATTAGCATTTCCAATTGTAGCATTTAATTGTTGTATAACACCAACAAATAAAGAATTTGCGTTTACGTCATAAATGTTTAATCTAACTGTAATAAAATCATTAAAAGTGTTTGCAAACTTATTACCAATTAATTTATAAGTCCCATAACTTTTAATTAAGTTTTGGAATAAAATAATGTTATCAACATTAAATGCAATATTATTATCTATAAAGAAATCAGTATAGTAAGACCCCGTATCAGTATACGTCAATCCAGAAATTGTAGAGAACCCTACATATTTTTTAAGAGCGTTCCATTCATTTGGGTAAGTATCTTGCGAATTTTGTAAATTTATTGTTTGAGTAGATGATGGTAAAACGTTTGGGGTTGCAGTATTATAATTTAAAACGGGTTGCAAATTTGACTCGTATGGAGTTACTTGGGATGTAGTATCACTTAAAAAATAATTATTAGTTTGGATATCGTATTTTGTTGGGTTAGCGATTTTAATGAGAACATCGTCCCCCAAATATGATTTTAATTTGTTTGATAAATTATTATTACTTTGATTTTGAACATTTTGAATAACTTTTTCAGTATCACTAGATGTAATAGCGTAACCATATTTTACAATATCCCTCAGTATTGTTTGGAAAGAAACTTCTTTATCTGAACTTATTGCAGGTTTTGAAAAACTTAAAAACTCTTTTTCAAAATCATCCAATTCTTTTAATGTGAACACTCCAAATAATTCTTCGATAGTGTCGTATAATTTTGGTGTTGTAGTATCTTGTCCTCTTAACGCAAATGTATCTTGTTTTACTTTACCACTAGCGTAAGTTGCGGTATCAGCGGTTGTTAAGATTTTTTTCATGTGTTCCTCAACCGTTGGTTTTTCAACAAGACTTGTGTCAAAATATCCAAAGTTAGGTAACCCCCAAGCCAATCTCATTGAGCCATTATAGATAGATTGGTTATTAAACATATCTATTTTTTTGGCGGGGTCAGCATTATAACACTCTTGGTAATTTTGATATACAGTACTACCAAATGATGGTACAGTATAATAAAGTGTTTGGTCAACAGCATCTCTAACTAAAAC